GAACCGCATTCCTGGCAGCGTGACGGAATTGATGCTGATGGGCTTGCAAACATCCGGGACGAAGGTGCCGGTGCTTATCACCTGGCCCAATCAAACCACCTGGCAATTCATTGGCCACGTCAAGGGCTACGAAACGGTGTCACCCGTGGGCGACCGCATGACGGCCACGTGCGTTTTCAAAGTTGACGGCGCACAAACGATCACGCTGCCATCACCGGCACCATGACAGCAACCAAAGCGACCATTGGCTATGGGTCGCTGTTCCAGACCAACCAGGGCGGAAGCCCAAACGACTGGACCAGCTTGGCGGAAGTTGTTTCATTCAACACACCGCCGCTGACGGTTGACGTGATTGATGCGGGCCACGAAGCCATGCCGGGTGAATATCGTGAAGTGCTGACCGGCATCCGCACGGCTGGCGATGTCACCGTTGTTTGCAATTTTCAGCCGACAACGTACCAGGCGTTGTTCAATGAATTGAATTCGATGTTACTGCGGCAGCGCCGCCTGGTGTTTCCAAACGGCACCAGCATCGTTTTCAACGCCTATTTGATTTCGCTGGAAAGCGGGCTGGCCACTGGCGATGTGGTGCAAGCCACGGCGCACTTCCGCGTGTCGGGCGCACCAGGGCCGCTTACCGTTGTCTGACCAGGAAAGGGAACACTGTGACAAATCCGGTAAAGGGTGAAGTGACGTTTGAGGCGCGGGGACAAACTTACACATTCAAGCTTGGCACCAACGCGCAAATTATGATTGAAGCGAAGTGCGGCACCACAATGACGCAATTCATCAAAGACAAATTCAATGACCTGGGCGCATCAGAAGTGCGCCTTATTTTTTGGGCGGGCCTCTACCGCCAGCACAAAATGACAGAGGAAGACGTTGGCGACCTAATCGATGAAATCGGCGCAACGAGAGTTGCCGCGATATTTCTGGAAGCCGTGGAATACGCAGCGGCGATTAACAACACCAGCGGCAATGGTGATGACCAGCGCCCTACGAAGGCGAAGGCGGCGCGGATTGGGATGAACTCTTAAAACGCTGGCTGATGCTTGGCTACAGCCATGACGATTTCTTTGACCAAACACCACGCACGCTTTCGCTGACGTTCCAAGCCTACAATGACCGGCTGATGTATCAGCACAATGAACGCGCCTGGTTGGCGTGGCACACAGCCGCGTTGCAGCGCACGAAGACGTTGCCGCAGTTACAAACGCTGTTGGCAAAAAAACAATCCCAAGCAGACATGGAAGACCAACTGGAAGGATTGAAACGGTGGGTGCAAGCCGCTGGCGGCAAAATTCTATACAAACAATAGGCGTGACCGATGGCTGACGGCTTAATCGGCGCACTGCGCGTTCTGCTTGGCGTCGATACGGCGGCATTCAGTGAAGGGCTGGACAAGGCCACCGGCAAGCTGGAAATATTTGGCGTCAATTTCCAGAAGCTTGCGGGTGGCTTGGCCATCACCGGCATTGCCGCCGGTTTCGTCTATGACATCAACAAAATGATTAATGCCGCCGATGCACTCGGCAAGGCATCGCAAAAATATGGTGTGCCGGTAGAGCAACTATCAGCGCTGAAATTTGCCGCCGACATGACAGAAGTAAGTTTTGAAAGCCTGGAAAAAGGTTTGGGCAAGCTTTCAAAAACCTTGCTGGATGCCGTGGTTGAACCAGGTGGCAAAGCCGGGAAAATATTTGCAGCGCTGGGCATTTCCGCCACCGACAGCAACGGCAAGATGAAAGACACCACCACCATCCTGGGTGATGTGGCGGAAAAATTCAACAAACTTGGCGACACCAACCAGCGCACCGCTGCGGCGATGAAACTGTTTGGCAAGTCGGGTGCCGAATTAATCCCGTTGCTGGCGCAAGGCAAAGACGGCATTAAGGAATTGACGGATGAAGCGGCACGGCTGGGCATTGTCATTGACGCCAACACCGCCGCCCGTGCAGAGGAATTCAACCAAACACTAAAACGTCTGCACGCCACGCACGACAGCATCGTGCTGCAAATCACGCAAGGCATGTTGCCAGGTTTGCAGACGCTTGCCGATGCAATGCTGACCACCGCCCGCAACGGCACCACGATGCGGGAAGTCGGCGGCTACATCGTTGAAGCGTTCAACAAAATTGTTGAAGTGGTATTTACAACGATTGCAATTTTCCAGCGCCTGGGCGCGGAATGGCAAGCGCTGCAAAATTTCCTTCATACCGACATTTTTAGCGGCGGGCTGACAGCCGCATGGGCGGCATTCAATGCGGAAGGTGTCAAGACCCAGCAAGTAATGGCGGGCATCCGTGCGCAGTTTGCCGCGCCTGACGCTGATGCGCTGGCCTGGATGGGCGCGACAGCCACCAAGCAGAAAAAAGCGTTTGGCGAATTGAATACATCGGTGATGGGCAGCAAAAGTTCGCTGGATAGCTTCCTGGACAGCCAACTTAAATCAATCGCGGGTCACGAAGCGGAAGCTTTAGCCATCGGGCTTGGCCTGGGCGTGCGCGAAAAACTCAAAGTGCAATTGGAAGCAGAACAAATTGCACGCAACAACAACATCAAGCTGACCGAAAAACAAAACGCAGCCATTGCGGCGGTGGGCCAGCGTGCCGCCGATGCCGCGATTGATGTGGCGGCGGCAAACATGAAAGTGGATTTGCTGTCACCGTGGGAAAAATATGAGCAAAAATTAAAAGACGTGAATGCGATTTTAGAACGCCATCCAGAATTGGCGGCGCAAGCGGCACAGTCGGCGGGAAAAGCCGCAGCCGCGATGGCGGAAAGCTACGGCACCGCTGCGGCTTCCGCGATGGGCAGCATGGCGGAATTTTTCACGCAATTCGGCCAGGGCAACGCCACCATGTTTGCCATCGGCAAGGCATTCAGCATTTCGCAAGCCATCATCAACACCCTGGTGGGCGCAACCAAAGCCTATGCTGAATTCGGCTGGCCGCTGGGCGCGGTGTTCGCCGCAGCCGTGATTGCGGGCGGCATGGCGCAAGTGGCGAAAATCGCCAGCCAGCAACCGGCAGCAAAGATGGCCACGGGCGGTTCATTCATGCTGGGCGGTGCGGGCGGTGTTGACAGCCAAATGGTGCCAATCATGGCAACACCAGGCGAACGCGTCAGCGTTGACCAAAACAAATACGGCGAAAGCGCGGGCGGGCAGACGATGACCGTGCAGGGCATCAGCGCCAAGGAATATTACCGTGGCGATGTGTTGCGCGACATCATCAGCAACATCAACCAGGCTGTCAGCGACGGTTACAAAATCAAGGTGGCATAAATGCCGAATGTCATACCCGCTGCCGGTCTAAGCCTGGTCACATCCTACGAAACCGGCTTCACGCTGGACCATCCAATTATCGGCTGGAATAATTTAGCGACGGGTGCCACCGCCGACAGCGCTGATGCAAACTATCCCGCATCAAATTTGATAAACCCGGCAACGCATTTGCGCTGGCAAGCCGCAGCGGCGGCATCGTCCATCAACATCGCCCTGACGTTTGTGGCCCAGGACATCGATTATGTTGCCATAGCGCGGCACAACCTTGGCAGCACCGCCACGCCCATCACCATCGCCTACCAGGACAGTGCCAGCCCGCCCAACCTGGTGACGTTGTTTTCCAGCATCACGCTTCCAGACGATGGCCCAGCCCTGTTTCGGTTTTCAACGATCACGGCGGCAACCGGCATCAAGATCACGCTGGCGGCACCCGCCGCAGTGCCCGCCATTGCCGTTGCCTATGTCGGCAAATTGCTGGTGATGCCGCGCAAACTCTACCAGGGCTTGACCCCAATCAATTACGGGCGCGTGGCGAAAGTGACCAACGGCAAAAGCGAAGCGGGGCAATTCCTGGGCCGCATTGTCATGCAGCGCTTCGTGCAAGACACGGTGCCGTTTTCGTTGATTGACCCGGCTTATTACCTGGCGCACATCGATCAATTTTTATCGCTGAGTAAAGAGCAACCATTTTTCATCGCCTACCGCCCGCAATCGCACCCTGAAAGCCTGGGCTACTGCCTGATGACCAATGACCCGATGCCGGTGAATGAAGCGCCGCACGGCTTGATTGCGATGCAGATGGAAATGACGGGAATAATTTAGTGTCCAATAAAATTCTGCAATACGTGGAAGTTGATTGCGATTATTGCAGCCTGACTTACGGCACTGACCCGTGCGCGGCGAACAACACGCCCACCGGCATCGGGTCAAAATTGCTGATGCACATGCAAAGCGGCGGTGACGGGCTTAGGGATTTTTCACCGGCTGCACATGGTCGGCCAACAGTGAACGGCACTACCGCTGGCTTCGGTGGCACGGGCGCACAATCTGTTTTTGGCGGCACATCGTGTGTCTTTCCCGGCGTGAACCAATATTTGCAATTTCCCGACAGCCCCGATTGGAACCAGAGCGCGGATTTTACAATTGATTACTGGCTGCGCCTGGTCGCGCTGCCATCGGTCGGCAGCGGAATGTGCGTGTGTTCGCAGTACGGCGGCGACACCGTAAATTATTGGCTGACGTTGGTGGACGGCACCGGGAACACTTATTTAGTCAACAGAATTGGTGGCACCGATTATTATACAATCGGGCCAACGGCGCTTGCCACCGGCCAGTGGTATCACATCGCACACGTGCGTTCTGGCGGGACGCAAACAACTTATGTGAACGGCGTTGGTGGCACACCGCTGGCCGTGCCAACGCCCGCCGACATTGCTGGCCCGCTGCAAATCGGTGCGTGGGCAACCAGCAGTTATTTTCTGAATGGCTACGTTGACGAACTAAGAATTT